GTTACCAGTTGATGTGCTGATTTCTGATGTACCATCAACACCGATCTTGATGTTCTTAGCAGTGATCTGTTCTGATGTAATAGCAGCATTGAAATCAGATGTTGCATTGACAGTCAATGAATCTGTATTAGCATCACCAAGAGTTGTATTTCCGTCTACCTGTAAACTTCCATCTACCTCAGCATTGTCTGTGATGTGTACCTTACCACCTTGTGAGTCGAGTATAAGGTTACCAGTTGTGGTACTAATTTCATTGTTAGCATCGACCCCGATCTTGATCGCGTCTGCGGTGATGTCTGTGGAGGTGATTGCTTGATTAAACTGGACTGTTCCAGTAACTGAGTGACTATCTCCTGATGCGTTACCGATAGTAGTATTACCATCGACAGTAAGAGTGCCATCAACCTTAGTATTACCGTCAACATTTAAGTCTCCATCTACGTCAGCATTATCTGTAATGTTTACAGTTCCACCAGCAGAATCTAAAATTAGATTACCAGAAGATGTGGATATTTCGTTAGCAGCATCAGTACCAACTTTAAGGTTTCTGATGTTGAATCTTGCATTACCAGTTACTGCCTGATTGAACTGTACAGTACCAGTGACAGCGTGTGAGTCACTTGCCTGATTACCAATCGTAGCGTTACCATTGACAGTGAATGTACCATTTGCAAATGTGTTACCTGTCTGGGCATCAACTGTAAATGTAGAAGCAACAGCGAAGTCATCTGTTACATCGAGCGTGCCAGTGATATCGACATTTCCACCAAACGATCCATTGTCTCCGACTGTGAGATCATCACCGACGTATAGATCCAATCCGATACCAGCACCGCCACCAACGATGAGAGTCCCAGTAGCACTGTTCGTTGCATTTGTTGTATTAAATAATTTTATGGACCCTGCGTCAATTCCTGACTTGGTACCACTGAACACCTCCGAGTTGTTTGCTGCATCATGTAAGAATACATACCTTAATGCAGAATCATCCCACCCGAAGAATCCTATTTTAGCAGAAGAATTGAAATAACGGAACTCCACACCACGATCTTTTGCGTCGTCAGATGCAGGAGCAGTATCTCCACCCAATGTAATGATAGGGTCATCTAGTGTAACCGTAGTGCTGTTAACGGTTGTAGTGACTCCATTAACTGTTAGGTTACCTTCGATTAATGCGTTTGTATTTACAGTTAGACTACCATCAACTGTGACATTATCTGTAAATTGTGAAACAGAATTTACTGTAAGAGTATCAGTATTTGCATTACCGATAATTACATTGTCAGTAAATGATGCTTGATCATTGAATGTAGAATTACCATGGACTGTTAGTGTACCTGTACCTTGTCCACTTCTACCAATAATTGTATTACCATTATCAAAGTCAACAGAGAACTGTGTCTGTGCAGCATCATTATTAATGTTGAATACTTCGTTGTCAGACTGTAAGATTAGAGAATCATAGATTGTAGTTTGACCATCAACTACAAGAGTTGAATTGAAGTCTACTCCTTGATCTACATTAAGAGTAGAATCAAAATCTACTGCCTGATTAACTGTAAGATTGTCAGTAAATGTAGCGTCAGCATTTACTGTAAGATTATCAGATGCTTGATTACCTAATGTAGCATTACCATTTACTTGTAGGTTAGTTTCTAATACTACGTTAGATCCTACATCCAGTGTACCTCTAATATCTGTATTACCATTTGTAGATAGAACAGAGAACTTATCTTGTGATCCATTTGTGATCTTAAAGTTCTTACCAGTTGTATCAAGAGTGATGTTGTTATGGAATACTGAGTTACCATCAACATCTAATTGTGCATTTAAGGTAACGTTGTTATCAACATCAAGAGTACTGTTGAGTGTAACACCACTGTCTACATCAAGAGTACCATCTGTGTGTATATTACCATTGTCAGTATCTACCTCAAACTTACTGACACCAGCAGCAGTTTGGATATCAAACTTTTTATTGTCTGCTTTTATTATTAAGTTATCTGTTATCTCAGTTTCTAACTGTACATCTAATGTACCTTCAATTACTGTATTACCTGTGCTTGATGCGACTGTAAATTTATCAGTTGTACCAGATCTTACTGCAAAGTTTGCATCAATATCAACTGTGCCATCTATCTCAACATTACCATTCAAGTGGGTTGTACCACCGACGTTAAGATTTTCAGAAATTCCTGCACCACCAGTTACAACTAATGTACCTGTTGTAGGTGTCTTCCAAGTAGATCCTGTGTTTGTTGTTAGTCTGAGGTTACCAGCGATGATAGGAGCGTCAGTACCAGTAAATACTTCACTCGTGTTAGTTGCGTTGTAGAGGAAGCGATACCCACCAGTGCCAGACCACATGTTAGCGTTCGCATAATCTTCGTCCCACCCATAGAATCCTTTTCGTGCCTGTGTATCGTAATAAGAGAACTCGACACCACGATCCTTATTGTCATCTGATACAGGTGTAGTATCTCCACCTAATACAATGATAGGATCATCAATAGTTACAACAGTTGAGTTAACAGTTGTTGTAGTACCATCTACTTGTAGGTCACCACGAATCTGAACTTTACCAGTTGCAGCATCGTCATCACCTGGGTCCAAGATCATAGTAGCAGCAGTGCTACTTAGAGTATCATCTTGGAATTGGAAACCTTCTACGTTTACTCTATTAGAAACGTTAGTTGCATTGATTGTAATATCATTTTCTGATGTGATATCAATCTTTGCATCACCACTACCAGAGTTGGTAGAATTGATAGTTAGGGTTCTAGCACTAGCACTATTCTGAGTTAACTGGAATGTTAGATTACCATCACCAGTCTTGTCTAATGTCTGTGCAACAGAACCATCAAGCGTAATGTCAGGATCACTATAATATGATCTTACATTGATGTCAAGTTCCCCTGCTCCACTATCGCCAGTGTTATTAGCACCGACCAACAGATTGCCAGAAGTATCGTTGATTTTAACATAGTTTAAATAATTGAATCCTCTATAACCAGTAGTCGCTGTCAACTCCTGATCTAGTTCAAAATCTTCTTTGGTGTTACCATCTGCAAAGGAGATACGATTGTTTTGTAGTTGTGTATTATCTACACCAGCAGCAGCAATACTAACAAAACCACCTTCGTAGTTTGCATTGCTATCCCATGCAGTAATATCAAAGTCTTCTTGGTTAAAGGATGCAAGACCCTTCTGAGGAGTCAGAGCAGATCCGAGATATCTCCAAGATCCTGTATCACTGGTGTCTGTGTGTGTAGGTTGACTGCCACCACTGTTAATAGCAGCGATAGCCTGGTATAACCTATCATCTGTATTTTTAACTTTGTCATATCGTGCATATGTCGTTCCTGAGTTCCACAATGCAGTCTCAGTACCCTGTGTCGCAGTAGCGATAGGTGCAGTTGCAGCATAGGTAAGTCTACCGTATCTATCAACTGTGAAGTCAGTAGTATTAACTGTTTGGTGAATACTACCAGTTTCTGAAACAGAAATTTGTGGTTGGTCTAATGATATAGACGCTGTTGGGTTATATGATCCAACAACAACTGGTGTATCTGCTAGTCCCACTTGTGGGTCAGATGTACCACCAGAACCGTTAGTCATAACGATCTGCCCTGATGCACCAGTGATCTGCCTAGTTACAGCAGTTCCTGCACCAGTCCTAGTGAGAATACCAATAGAGGTAATACCCGCTAGTGCGATAAGATCTGGGTCACTTGGTGTCGCGTCAGTGATACCATATCCTGCTAGTGTTGTAGGGTTAGCAGCAGTAGTAACACGACCACGAGAGTCAAGTGTAATTTGTGTATATGTTCCTGTTGCACTTAAATCATTTGCATCATAGTGTGGCAAACCTGGTTGGTAATTCAGTTCAGCAGTAATGTTAATGTTTGCAGAACCGTCAAATGATGCAGAACCAGTCATGTCACCTGTTAGGGTGAATGATCTTGCGTTTGCTAGTCTTGTTGCAGTCGCAGCGTTACCGATAATTGAGGCAGTAATGGCACCCGCTTCAAAGTTACCGTCAGCGTCACGCTTTACAAGTGTGTTTGCAGTATTACTTTCTGTTTCTAGTGGACGTTCATATTTAAGTGAGTTCCACGGTGTTACACCATCACCGATTTTCAGACGAGAGGTATCTAACTCGATACCAAGTTCGCCCTGTGCAAGTATGGGGTTGACGTTTGCCCATTGCTGTGCACCGTCACGTCGTAGTTGTAGTCTATTTGCCATTGTTTATACGATTTAACGCAAGAAGTCCAGGGTCTCCTGTTATTTATACCGTAAACAAAAGAGGACCCGAAGGTCCTCTGGGTTATTCTTCGGTTGTTTCAACAGAACTAGGTGTTCCTACTGCTTCTCCTGCTGGTTCGGGGGTGTGTGGATAGAGATATTCGAGTGTTTCAATCGCTCCCAGTAGTTTAAGAGCAGTTGTTTCGTTCTCCCTAATCTGATTACTCAGTTTTTTGTTTTCATCAAGTAGATTTTGATAACGAGATTTAAAACTACCTAGCAAGTCTTCTGGTGCTTGCTGTTCTTTCACATCAACTGTCATTTTTTGTCCTTAATAAGTTGTAATAGTAAGTTTTTGATGTCAGAAACATCAGTTTTCAACTCAGTTACTTCTCCTTTTAGATCAGTAAACTCTTGTTTTGACTTTTGTCTTTGATTATACGACTGCATATATTTATCGTACTCATCAGAGTCCCGATATACAATCGCATTGCTTTCGCTATCACGAAAGTAACCTTTATTTTCATCTCCTTCAACAGGAATAAATCTAGGTTTGTCCATTATGATGCGAAGGCAATAGCACGAAGGTCTTTGATTAGTGGTACCTTTGCTTGGTTAAGAGACTTCATAACAATCTTGACCTGGAATGCTTGGAATTCCTGACCTTCAACTGTGTATTCAAAGTCTTCCCACTCTTCCTCTCCAACATTACTTGATCCTACCTCTGGTACAGGGATCTTAACAAATCCAACTTCTTGCATTGGTTTATCAGAACCTGTTTTCTGAGTACGATAGTAAACATCTATGGTTGAATCACCATAGCGTTGCATAGAAATCATAAGACGAATACTTCTTGATATATTAGCAAGTTTTGCTATCTTAGTCAAGTAGACTGCTTCGTTTTGATCACCACCAGACAACAGTGAAACATCAGCAGATGTGTCTATCTCACTTTGTATTCCCAACACTTGCTGTCCACCAGGCCACTGGTTGATACGGTTGGATGTGGTAATAACTGACACACGATCAAGGTCAACAACAGGAGTTAGATTGTCCTTCTCAGTGGTCATGTTAATTCTCATTGTAAGAGACTTAGCACCTTCTAGTTTATTTGCTTCGTTAATATTAGAGCAAATGATTCTAGGGTTATCGTAATAGTTCTCTTCATTCAACTGAATCTGATCATACTGACCATTGTTTACAAATGATGCTTGGTCAACAATCTGACCACCAGTACCAATAGATGTACCAGATGTGGTATTCAAGGTAGGTGCTACATCAGTTTCTTTAAATTGTAAAATCTGAATGGTAGGTGTGATAAGTTCAAATGGTATGTTCTGTGATGCACTAACGTTAGATCCACCAGTTGAGATACCGATGCTTGCAACAGATGTAGTCTGTACAGAGTAAGTATCTAGTGTAGGATCTGAGATTGCAGTATGAATCTTGTTGATCTCTGTTAGTGGAATACCATCAAGGTTATAACATCTTACAGTTGTCTCAGATGGCCAAGTCAATGCTGCACCTGTGTTCATCACAGCAGATGTAATACCTCTACCTGATGGTGCAACAGTAATTTCTTTACCATTAGAAGAGATAGCAGAATATGCAACGATCTCTTTTGATGCAACTACATGCATAACACTTCTCCATGCCTCAGTAGCATCATCGTCACCACCAGGAGGTGATGGAGGATCAAGAGCAAGGTTATCTGAACTCTCACCAACCAACATTAGATATCCAGGGTTAGTTGTACTTACTGGTTTACCATTAATTGTTTGATGGAATGAACTTGCATCATTTACTGACAGTGTAGTAGCAGTAGATGATAAGTTAGATGTCAATGTAGTTGAAGGTATCTCAGAAACAACGTTCTTAATTTCAACGTTGTTTGCTCTGTTATGCATACCATGGTTAGGTTGGTATACAATTACTTTCTTGTCTCCTGCTCTTACAGTCGGTTGTGATATAGGATAACCTGTGTATGAGTCACCGCTATATGACGCAGATGAGATAGTAGCAGATACACCACCTGGCTCAGTCAGTGTATCGTTAGAAACATCAAATGCTTTATCAACGTAGTTGACTGATAGAGTTGTTGTACCAGAATTGTATGCTGTAACAGTTGCAGTAGCACCAGATGATGATCCAGTGATTACGTCACCAACTTCAAATACACCATTAGATATTGCTGATAGAACAATAGTTGCATTTGATTGTGATGACTTCAATGCGTTTGTAATGTTACCAGAGTTATCTACAATACCTTGTACAAATGTACCACTGATATCTGTAACAGTTAGGACTTGTGGATCTGATGTAGAATCAAATTCCTTGACTGTACCCTGTGCATTAGATGGTGACTGAATGACTCGTGAACCAACAGTAAATGCATATGTTGTACCAGTTGCAAGTGTAATGTTTTGTTGTGGTTGAATCGTTGTAATTGGATTGTTTACAAGTGATGCAAGACCATCATTACCAGCACCTAGTGATGCATTGTTGAATACTGCACTACCAGTTGAGTTTGTAGTAAACTTCGCTCTATAAAGATTGAATTTCAAATCTTCATATTGGTCAGCAGTCCATGTAGATGCGTTCTGTGATTTGAATAGAACACCAGCATAAGGTTGTTCAGATATAGTTCTTGTACCTGTGATATCAATATCACCCATACGAGAGATCCATACCTTATATTCGTTAGAGTCAGAGAATAGAACGAAACAATGTTCTTCTGATTCTGGGATATACACAGGTGCAGGGAACTCAAACTTAGTCGCAATAGATGCGTTCTCTGAGATCTCAACCTGTGATGGAATCAATGTACAGTCAGAGAAAGGTAGAATGTCCTTAGTAGGATAACCATTCTCCATAGGTCTGATCTGCATTGAGATAGGAATCTTTTGATCCTTAGTTGCGAAGTAGATATCCACACCAGTTACAAACATACCACCCTGTGCTTCTAGCAAGAATGATTGTGCAAGTGGATCCCACCAACCAACCTGTCTTGAATTGGTACGAACTGATCGAACTGTTCGTGTATCACTAACAGTATCACGAACGATGGATGCATTTCTAACAGCAAGAACGTTTTCCTGTAAGGTATTCAATGTACCTCTTGCAGTATATTCTGCCTCAGCAGCAGAGTCTACTGAACCAGGTGTTCTGCTATCAGTCTCAGAAGATGTCAATCGCATCGTTCTGGCACCAGTCGCCCAACGTGGGTTCGCGTCTCTTCTTGGGTTAGGTATAAAGAATGTTCCTTTTACAATACCCAAGAGATCGGAGATGAGACGACGATCTTTGACAACAGCACGAGCACCAGATGTTCTACCTAGTAATACCTCTCCCACTGCTATATTTCCGTAAGAGTCTCCTCTTGTTTGTCTTGCAATCTCAATAGTATCAATATTTAAGACTGCTGTCTGTGATGCATATGAATCAGGAAGTGAGTCGTTAGTTGCTGTATATGGGTTAGTTGTTAGACCATCATTAGGTGCTACAACTTTCAAACGACAACCTGAGTTTAATCCAATAACAGTTTCACCAATAACAAACGGTGTCTCATTTGTCTTAGGATCTTCTGATGAGTTCTTAACCAACTCGATAAGTTTTGGTGTGATGTATTGCATCACGTTATCACCATCAAAGAATCCATACATTCTTGTTTTTGGTTTTACACGCTCTACATCAAATGCTACGTTCCTAGAACGAATCCATGGGATAAATGTACTATCAATAATACTATCACCAAGTGATCTCCTATCAATCCTAGGTACAACTCTAATTCTAGTACCAGACCTTACTTGACGACGTGTTGTAGTAATAGTCTGAGACTGCATGACACGTCTGGGTGTACCACGAGCAAATGTGGTTTCCCTCCAACGTCTTGTATTAGACCTAGTAGTACCAGTCCAGTTGGTACGCCATGCATTCCATTGTACAGGAGCAAACCCAGCATTATTAGTTCTGAATCTGCGTCTGGTGGCAACGAAATCTCCTTCAATAGTTGTGACTCGTGTAGGAGCACGACGTGTATCGGTCCAGTCGTCAGATGCTGGAACCAAGTCGATACGACCGATGAATGTAAATACGTTGAATGGGTTAACGTTTTCTTGTCTCGACGCATATGGTTGAATAATAATTGCTTCTTCAACATATGGAAGAGTCAATACGTTAGCACCTGTCTTACCAGCACGAAGTTGTCTGGTATTATGATCTGTGATACCAGATGATGCTGCTGGATTAAATTCTAGCGATACGTTAGAAGTATAGTGTGATGGACGTAAGATACCATTATTAAAGTCCATCGAACATTTGAAGTCAATATCCTCTGTTGCTGATGTACCATGATCGGTAAAGTCATCTACCAAGAAACCATTCTTCAATCTATCAAAACCATCGGAGTCAAATGACCTAGCATTTCTAGCATCATTTTCTAGTAGAGTTAGAGAAGTATAGTATTCTAGTGACTGCAAACGTCTGTCCATGTTACCGATGTCTTCCATCGTGTAACGACGTTGCTGATGTAATGTAATAAGAATGTCACGATCTACATCGTAAACATAAGGTTCATATATAATTTTCGCAATTAACATTGCCTTATCAATGTCATCTGCTTCTGGGGGATCTTCATTAGGAACACCCATGGAGAGTTTTAACTCACCATCATGTGTCATGAAGAGTTTATCCTGACGTGGTAGATAGTAGTCGTAGTCAGCACGGAAGAATTCTTCTACTTTGGGTATATTAAAAATAGTAGAACCACCAGCACCACCTGTGCTTGTAAAAACACGAGAGTCGAAGTCAAGAGACTTACAATTTGTGAAGTACGGTTGCTCCACAGTACCCGAGCCACTAGCAAGTTCACCAACACCAGGACGAAAATCGAGTCCATCTGTTAAGTCCTTGGAGTTACGTTCGCTTCTATACTTGGGTATCTCTGAGAAACTTATACCTGAGTATGATTGGTTAGAGAAATAATCACCACTAGGTTCGTGTATGAAATAGTCAAATACGACTGCTAGTTTCCTCTTAGGTTCACTGGTTCCTGGTTTTCTAACAATTTTAGATACACCATACATGAATGGAGTTTGATTTGGATCGAGTTCAAACTGCCCAGTGATATCTCGTGAACCTCTTTCTACTGAACCGTCACCATCTTCGACAACACCAACAAGTGCGTTCATGTCGCCATCGAAACCGTCAATAGTCTCACCAGTTCCAAAGAAATCAGAACTTAGAGGAACAATATAAAGTCTGTTGTTATTAGAGTTGAATGATACAACACGACCTCTGGCACCAGACGTCCTACCAACAACAACACTACCATTGTCAAAGAACACGTTCTCTGTCAATACTAGGTATGGGATTTGTGCATCGTTATCATCAGTTGATTCATATACAGCATGCACCTTATAAACATCATTCAATGCAAAAGATATTTCCTCATCTTCAATTCTTGTACCATACAAGTTACCAAATGCTAGACCGTAATTCATTACATCATTCTGATCTCTGGTACGAATAACCTTCATGGTTCTCATCTTCGCAGCAGTTTTGATCTTCTTAGATACAGTGTTTACAGATACAGCAGCAGTCAATGTAACACGAGTAATGTTAGCACTACCACCAGAACCATTGTTCATTCCAGTAATTTGTAGTGACTGTCTGTTAGCACCAAATGTAACTGAGATAGTAGGAGATTGCTTAGTTGACTCATTCTCAATATCAATGTTGTCACCAGGACTCCAACCATATCCTGTGTTAGAGTTAGAACCAGTAACAATAGTCAAGTTATAGTTCTCATTATCTAATGTAGTAAACTGTTCGTTTTCTGGAAGAGTAAATGTAACGTCACCAGATGACAACTGTTTCTTATAGAATGTCTTGATAGATGTAAATGACTCATCGGTAATTGACTTGATTGCTTTCTTAGGCATGTCAATTACAAGTTCACCGTCTCTAATATTCTTCTGAGTAAAGATAGGACGTAACCTTGTTACCTGACTAGCAGTATATGTTGCGTCAGTAATACTACCTTTTGTTAGACCAGTATCAAGTTTTGCAGTCTGTAATCCAAAATCAAATACAGGAGTTAGACCACTGTTCTTTCTATTAGCAGAAGTAAATGCAATATTAGCAGCATCAATTCTCTTAACCCTAAGAGATGTTGATCCTTTGTTATCAGTAGGAACAGGAGAGATTACCTCACCAGGTCTGATATCAGCAGCAAATGCAGTATCGAAACCTTCAATGTCAACACCAGATGCTTGGTCAACTGTAACTGTTTTACCAATCAATGCGATTGATTCATTCAATGCTAGTGATGCAGTAAATGTAACTGTGGTTGCAGTTGTTGGATCTTCATAACCAACTACCTGACGTACATCAGATTGCTCATAGTCAAATACAGCACTTAGTGTATCTAATACACGACCATCTCTTTCAATAACTTCACCAATTTGGAATTGTCCAGATACCTGATGAACCATTGCAGTATCACCAGATGACTCATATACATATCCTCTTGCACCAGATGAACGTCCTACAAGAACTTCACCATCATTGATAGTCTGTGAACTAGCAAAGTTAAGTGCAGTAAACATTTGGATATCAAACAAGAATAGATTATATCTTGTACCATCTGTTTCTAATTGCAATACCCTTGCTTTACCAATTCTATTTCCTTGTGCAGCATTAGAAGGACCACTACCTAACCAGTTGTCTCTAAGATCAACAATCTGATAACAGTTTTGTACACCTTCTCCTGCAATACTTGGCCATCCCCAGATGTCATATACTTCTACTGACTGTGATAGATCAATAGGAACAATTTGGTTCTGACGTCCTATGAATGTCCTAGGTTTAGGTGCATCAACATAGTTTGATGACAGTAAAGAAGTTCTATAACCTTTTACATATGCTTTACCTGGACCTACTTCTAGTGCAGCAAAGTTTTCACTAGCAACTTGCTCATTAGGAGACATGGTTCCTGGAAGATATACACCGTTGTTAAACTGATCGTTAAGATGCTCCCTTGGTCTAACTTCAAATGTATCTACAACATAGTCACCATGTGTTTCAAATGTACGACGTGCAATAGATTTTTCAATTTCGTTATATTCTGTTCTATCAACAAAGTTTTCAACAGTAGAATTTCTAATACGAAGAAGTTCAATAAAGTTCTTATCTGTATCATCATTGATTGGTTTCTTAACCAACTGTGTCTTGATTCTAAATCTATGTGCACCTGGGGCAGAATAGTTAGATGAACCAATAGCATTATCTGTTAGTGATGGATCATCTTCTGGTGTGATGATAGATTCTGATACATCAAAACCAACCCTATATGATGGGTTGTTGTCATACTGTTCTAGAATAATGTACTCAGTAGGAATATCTACAAAGTGTCCTCTAATAAAATATACACCCTCACTAATATATGCAGCAGATCCAACATCAGTAGAATTTACTGGAAGTAACTGTGCAAATGGTGATCCAACTTCGATCAAACTGTTACCGAAAGTGATCTCATTCTCACATATCAACTGCTCATTATCTTGGAACTTCTTGGTAGTTGTGTCAGAAGTAGTATCACCTGATTCAACATACTTAACATAAAATGTGATATATCCTCTTGTACTATCAGTTGCTGGAATAGAGAAAAGAATCTTTGCCTTGATGCCTGTGGTAAGACCCTCTACAATTTTTCCATTTAATTGTGTACGATATGTCTCTACGTCTACTCCTAGGAAGGACTGCTGAATAATTACAGCATCTACATTAAGGTCATATCCGACTTGACCTGGGATAACCATTGCACCTTCTTTGAAGAGGTGTGATCCCATTGCTTCCACTTGGTTCTGCAAAATAGATTGCATAGTGGTAAGTTCTCTCGCTTGGATCGGGAATCCTGGTCGAAAGAGAACTCGATAGAAGTTTTTGTCCTTATCAAAGTCGTCAAAATAAGGAGATATATTCAGATTGGTATTCTGTGGCATCTTAGAACTCGATTACGATTTTAATATCTTCAATTTGGTCACCAGCACGAGAGATTGCTCCTCTGTTATCTATGTAGATAATCTCTCCTGAGTTAGGATCGATCTCTGGTTTCGCATAACCATTAGTAAAGGACATACCTAAGTCATATTCAGTGTTATTAATGACTCTGGTCGAGACACCAGATACAACTGGGAAGTTGATATCAGGGTCAGCGGATGTACCAGAAGTAGCACCTGTTACAGGGTTACCTCCTTCAAATTCTGTTAGGTTACCAGTAATTTCTGGGAACACACCGTCAATTCTGTTTTGGTAATACTTCAATACTTTTGTTGTAGTATTCCATGATATGACACGACCCCTTGCAGTTACCTGTTGTCCACCTACGGTTCTTGACTGTGTGATAATTTCGTCAGTTGAGAACGTACCTGTAAAGGTAGGTGAGAAGATAACAGCACGAGTAGCAGACAATGTAATAGCAGATGTCAGTTCTGTCGTACCATATTGATTTGGGTTTATAACAAGACCAATACGACGATAGTCGTTATCAGTTGGGAAGTCACCTGATCCTTCATCGTAGGTGAACTTCGTGTTGATCATAACTCTATAACCACCAAGTTCTTTGGTAGGATCAGAACCATGACCTAAGTCTGGGGGAATGATAACGTCAATAGCAGCACCAGTACCTGTACCAGCACCAATACCATTAACCTCATCAATGATAATCTTACCGAAGGTGTATCCAGAACCACCAGATGTCACAGTAGCAGATACAACCTTACCACCATCAACAACAAGTGAAACTCTACCACCAACTCCATCACCTTTGATTGGTACGTTTTCATATGTACCATTGTTGTAACCAGTACCAGATGCTTGGATAACAACAGTATCAATCTCTCCTCCAACAGCATCACCTGTAACAGCAACGTCTGAAAGTACAGGCATATAGTCGTTCGAGAAGAACTTTAAGACCTGACCAACAGGGATCGTATACAGATACTTCCAACGATAACCATCGGAAGTCGTAATAATAGATGTAGAGGTGCCAGTTGGCTCAACAGTAGAAGGTTTACCGTTAGGATCACTAGGACTTGTACCATTGTAAATGCACTTATAGACCTGATATTGCGAGTTAACAACGTAAAAATCTGCGTCATATAACTTGGTCGCACCACTGGATGCGGTCTTAGTGGAACTGTAATCATGACGATACATGTCATAAACATAACCCAATCCACCAGTAGTTTGTTCTGGGGGAGTCCAATCAATACGTCTTACAACTTGAATCGTGTCATTTGCAAGTACACGTTTCAAGGAAATCATATCAGAGAATGTATCACTAAACTCTTGGAATGAATCCACAGGAGTAGGAGGTGCGTTTTCGTTATCCCATTCTTGGGGTCTTCCAATAAACACATATAAGCGGTCTCTATTGGTTCCTGCTTCTAAGTCGGATTGAGACGCATCAGCACCTTCCAAAGATTTGATGAATCGTTTAGCAGTGAAAATTCTAAATTGGTCGGTGAGAAGTGCCATTGTTTAGTTTACCTTCCTTTTATTTATAGTGGTTACTCTTGCTCTTTTCTGACAAGGTTAGTGTATTCTTGCGATACAAACACACCAGATGCACCAGAGGTACCTCCATTTAATGTATCGGAAGTCGTGAATTTATAATTTGCCCCTGAGTTATTCAACTCTTGGAGTTGTAAAAATACATATCCAAAGTCGTCCTCAGCGGACTGTACAGCAGCAACCTTACCAGTAACACCAGTTGTTGATCCAGTTACTACTTCTCCAACTTGATAATTGTTGGATACATTTTTAAGTTTAATTGTGGTAGCAGATGTATGCTCAACACCATCATCTAAGGCACCAGCAACTGATACAGATGCAGTCAATGGTACTAAACTAGAATCGTATAGTTGGTCTGCTTGTTGGAATAGTGTGGTGTTCTGTCCACCAACTGTTTCCTCAATACCATATAGTGATGATGCTATACCACCATCAAGACTAATCTCATTCTCATAGTCTGTACCTGTATTTACAAGATCAGGTATTCCATCACCAGCACCAGATAATTCATCGTCATCTTCAAATCTCTTTCCTTCTAATACACCAAGAGGATTCTCGAATGTAACAATAGAAGATGTCTCATCATCAATAAGGACGTGTGGTGCTTCTCCTGTTTCAGTAGATGACGCAGTACCACCAATGAATTGGATAACAGCAGTTCTTTCATTAGATCTACCACCATCAATAAATGCTAATTCATCAACTTGGAAAATTAAGAATAGTTCTTTTGTTTCTGGTCGCCAGTCATATACAATAGCAACCTTATTGGTTTTATCTTCCTGTACCCTTCTGACCCTATCAGAAACAGTAAAGTTATATCCAGAGACACCAGTCTCAGGATCATCAGCAAGAGCATCAAGAATAACACGCTGGTCATATCGGAAGTTAATACCTCTATCACAACCAGTAAATGATATAGGAGTCTTACCTGTATATCTAACAATCTCTCTACCTATTTGGAACTTACCAGATCCAGGGAAAGCATCTGTTGTCTCCACATATAAAGTAGAATCAGTTGCAGTCGCATCTCTAATAAGTGCAGTAATCTCAAAGAATGCAGAAACAAGAGAAGTTCTATTTCTCTGTGTCCTGATTAAGTTAGTATCTCTTGTAAAGATTACACTAGGAGGAGAAGTATATCCACCACCAGGGTTTAATATATTGATTGCAGTAATTTTACCAAGATTAATTTCTGCCTCTGCTTGTGCACCAGATCCACCACCACCAATAAGTTGGATAAGAGGAGGTGTTTCAAAGAACTCACCAGGGTTTGATATGGTGATACCTTCTACGGTACCAAACTGATTTACCTCAGCAACACCAGTAGCATTCTGTCCACCACCACCTGATATAACGATAGTGATATCTTCTGCTGTATATGCTCTACCATTGTTCTCAACAGATAAACCTGTGACCTGTCCAACAGTAGGTATAAGTTCAGCACCAGATCCACCACCACCTTCTAATCTTGCACTAGCACTAAAATATCCATCCCCAGGTTGTGTAACTTGAATATAATTAACAGAACCAGCAGGAGCAATTATGTTACCCTGTTGATCTACAATATCCTGTTCATTCAATATAATATTTGCATCTGCCTGTACGACATTATCTTCGTCGGATTCAATAATAAGACGTAGTGGGTTATATCCTTCACCAGGGTCTATAACATCTACTGATAGTATTTCACCGTTATCAGCAATGTTCGCTGCTAGTACAGCGTCACGAATAGGAGTACCACAATTTGCAATCCTAAGTCTAGGTGGATCATTAGGATCGTACCCAGAGCCAGGATTTGTCACAATAACATCCTTCACCCCATATACACTATTGAATACAGGTTCGATTGATGCTCCGCTTCCAGGTACTGTTCTTGGCATTTTAGACTACTACTATGTCTCCTTTCATGTTTCCATGGATTGTGCACTGATAAACATAAGTTGTACCAGCAGCAAGTGTTTGAGGGATTGTATAGAATTGGACTCCATTTACTGAACCAGTAACACCAGAAACAGATGAACCACCATCAGATACCCTGATTGCTAGTGGGTGTCCACTTCCTGTTTGGTTATCAAATCTATATGTGAATCCTCTATACACATAAATTGTGGTGTCACTGCCGTTAGAGATTCCAGGACCGTTAACCACATAGTTATTTGATGTACCATCCGATGTGAATGCATATGATATTGTGGGTGATGCAACTGCTTCGTATGCACTAGAACCTTGAATGATTGACTGACCCTCACTAGCACTAGGTAGTGAAGAGGTGTTAGTAATAGTCAAAGTGTCACCAGATACAGCAGTAGAAATTCCTGTACCACCAGCAATGGTCAACGTATCTGTTACAGAATTTGCAGTTGTTGATCCAGAGTCACTAGAAACAGTAGCAAAAAGATTCTGATCAACGTTAGGTGCTGTGTTGGTAAATGTGATAGCACCAGCATTTGCATTTGTACTAATCCCTGTACCACCTGTAAACGTCAATGTGTCAGTCGTCGTGGTTGCAGAGATAGTTGCATTGTCTGCACCCAGTGTGGCAAATAGATTCTGATCAGGAGCACCTAGTGATCCTGTCATGTTGATTGTTAGAGTATCACCAGACATTGCAGTAGCAATGTTTGTACCACCAACAATATTAAGAGTATCGTTAGCAGCAGATGCAGTGGTTGTACCAGTGTCACCTGTGAATGTCTCAAACAAGTTTTGTGTGGTTCCACCACCACCGCCACCTGATTGTAAGTCGTTTGCTGGTTCCCATGCACTATTACCAGCGTTCCATTTTAGAACTTGTCCATCAGAGGGACCACCGTTGACAGTTGTATCTACATCAGTAAGTGCAGATATACCATCGTTATAGTCCATCAACTTGATCCATGCAGCAGCATGAGCGAAGTAACCTTTACCTGTGCCATGTACATGTGCAAACATACCATGCTGGTCTGTTGCACTAGGAAGATCACCTTCGGTTGCATATGGTGCATACCACGTTAGATAACCTGTTGTGCCATCTATTCGTGTATAAGCTGACCCAGAACCGCCTGCTCTAAAATTAATATTCCCAGTTCCTGTTTGATGTATTGTAATAGCATCAGTTCCGTCAGAAACAATATCATTACCATTAGTATCTAAATTACTGCTTAGTAAATTATAATCAGAACCACGAAATGCAGGAGAGGGTGATGTTGTCCACTTCAAGACTTGTCCCTCGGTGATACCAGCACCAATGTCAATTAGAACATTTGTACTATCCCCTAGTTTGTCGTAAATTTCTGTGAAATTAGAATTTGCTTTGATAGCACCATCACGCAGGGTGTCACCTGTGCCATCATTTGCAGAAGATCCAATCCCAATCGTTTGTTTTGCCATCTTTTTACAGTTTGTACAGTTTTATTTATGTGGCGTCGAAGGAAACTTGTGTGCTATCCAACTTCACGTTAGTTGATGAGAAGTCCTCAGCAGTTCCACCGCCAACACCAGTAACAGTTAATGTAGCGATCTCAGTTGTTAATGGTGAGTTTGTTGCTGGTGTTTGTCCAATAGGTCCTGCAATTACACAACGGAATTTGTATCCTGTCATGTATGATAATGCAGTGAATGAATATGAATTGCTTGTTGCACCAGTAACAACAGCAAAAGAGAATCCACCATCTGTTGATCTAAACCACTGATAAGACTTGGGACCATCTTCGGGTGATATAGAAGCAGTAACAACGAATGTGACTGTGTTTCCAGCAGCAGCAGTTGCGTTTGCTGGTTGTGCACCAATCTGAATAGTAGCAGGAGGTGCTTCTCCTCCTCCTGATGGAGGTGGTGGGGGTGCCTGTGCTCCGTTGTTTGGTGGTTGATTTATTGATTCCCTACATGTGAAACCCATCAAGTATGGGAA